CCATCGGTATTGCATTTCCGAACAACTTAATCGCCTTGGCCGCTGAGCCGTTCACGCTGAGCGTGGGACTGCTGGCTGTGAAGGCATTCTGGAAGAGGACGGCGATGATGCCGCCAGGGGTCAATACGGTGTTGGTGATGCTAACCGTCTTGGCTGCTGTTGCGCCAGCGGTAGAACAAACGCCATAACCATAGCCGAGGGTCGCCATGTCGCCCGTCTGTGCGAGGGGCTGAATCTTGTTGAGGATCGCCTGAACTTGGGCATCGCTCTGCGTAAGATTGAAATTATCCATAATCTTTTGGTTTTATTTGTTAAACATTATTTAATTGTTTCGTGATGCACGGTCAAGGTGTGCTTGTCGTCAGTAACCAGCACACTCTCGCTGCTGCACAGCCTTCGAAGTGAACTGGGAATCAGACTTGTGAAGTCCTTGCCTGGCCATTCTACCACCGTCAGCTGTATCTCGTTGGTCTGATAGTCTCGGTTGAACGATTGAATCTGAAACGTCCTGCCATCATATACTATAGCCGACTCGCGGTCTATCTTCGATGTATAGAGCATGCCGATGACCAGCGTGTCGTAAGCATCCAGCGCACCTTCGCGCAACGACTTCACGCCCTTTGAAAACCGAACGCTGGCCCATACCGTCGTGGCGTACTTATACGCACGACCGCCAGAATTACGACCGAATTCTCCCTGCGCATCAGCATCGCGGTTAATGATATGCACGCGCTTGTTTCTAAATCCTGATGATTGTGCCATAACTCTTGATTTTAACTCTTAATTCCTAATTCGAAGGGCGGCACCACAGCTCGCGCCCGTTGACGGTGACAAGTTTGTGATTGCTGGCGGTTACAAGCACCTTCATGCCTGTGGGCTGAATGACCGTTACTTGCACCTTCATCGCTCCGTTGAGACACGTCAGCGCATGACCGTCACTCGTAACAAGCTGATGACCGCTGTCGCTCACCAACGCCTCGCGGATGGCACCGTCAGTGACTACAAACGTCACCACCTGCTGTCGGTCGTGTCCGAGGTTGTCAGTGTCCGAGGTGACAGTCACGGTGCCATTGCCCTGACCTGTGTAGGTCAGGACAATGTTGCCGGGGCCGTCGTTCCAAGGAATACTGATGCTTGCCATTACTCAATCGTCCAGTTAGTGTTAGAAGTAACGGTGAACGATGCCGATGTCTCAGCCGTTGCTGCGTTCCAGTCGAGCTGTACGCTTGCGGGAGATACTGACAGGGTAGGATCACCGGCAGCCTGAGTGATGGTACATGTGGCGGTATTGCCAGCGTTGTCTGTCACGATGAGCTGTACACTCTTCGCCGTGATGGTGGGGTTGGCACCGACGTTGGCAAACTGAATAGAGAACGGGAACTCCTGACTTGCGCCTGGGTCGCCGCTGATGGCGTCGCCGTTGTTTGTCGAGACGCTGTTTGCCAAATATGAACTTGGCAACGTCAATTCCAACGTGCCTCCGCTGGCCAGCGAGAACGTCAACTTCGACGAGTTGGTTGTACCCGTGATGGTGATGGTGCCACCCGTCTTGTCAATCGCTGCCGTGGCCTGAATGCTGACGAATTCCGGCTTACCGGCCTGTGTTACTTGGCGCACCACGTCCTCGCAGTTAGCCGCCTTGAAGGTCATGTTTGTACTGCGGGCATTACGTCCCGTATTGTCGGCACCCGCCGTCACGTTGACGGTATCGTTGCCACTTCCTGATGTCTTGCTCGGTACGAGCCATGCTGAATAAGCCATATCTTTTTACGTTTAAATTATTTGATTGTCCAATTTGTGTTCGACTCTACGAAATAGTCTATGCCGTACTGAGGCACCAACCATACGAGCTGTTGCGGTTCGGTGGGCGTGACGTACAGGAACTTCGCGATGTCAGACTCTTCGACGGCGCGAGCCTGTCCGCCTACGCCAGTCGGCAGCGCATACGCAACAGCGGCAGGACTGCTCATGCCCTGCGCTTTGCCCCTGATGGAGCCGGTGATGACTCGTGCTGTTGCCTTCATTGTGTTAGCCGGTTACTCTGACATTCGGATTGATACGGATGATTTCCTTGCGATAGCCAGACGGGTAGTCGGTGTCTGGTATCTGCACGGTCAGTTTGACCATATACTGACCGACGCCCAGCTCGTCGGTGTCGACCATTGCCACGTAGTCGCCGTCGGTGGTCAGCAGGCACTCCGACTTGTTGTAGGTGTGCTGCTTGTTCTGCACGTCGCCGTTATAGACCACAACGGTGAACGGCACATCTTCCATCTTCAGTTCGCCGGGCAACTCGGCAGCTACAAGAATCTTTAGCTGCGAGCCGATGACGTAGCCGCCCGTTGTCTCGTCATACGAGCTGCGGTCAGCCAGTCGAACGTACTTCTTAATCTTCGACTCATAGCCGAATGCGATGACGTACCACTGGATGTTCGATATTGCACACCGCTGCTGATAGGCTGCATCCACCAGCATCAGCGAGGCAGCTACCAAGTCAGACGGCACGCCGCCCTTCCATTCAATCAATTCTTGGTACGTGCGGCCAATGTCGCCGAGTACCTGGTCCTCGGCCTGCTCGCCTTTCTCGACCAGCAAATCATCTTCATCGTTGCCGTCAATGCGCGAGTTACGCTTAATTTGTTCAAGTGTCAACCACTTCATATTGATTTTGCTTTTTATCGTTTCTTTCTTATCCGACAAAAAGCGGCTTGGGGTTTACCAAGCACGGTTCATGATTTTGTGTTTCATGGTTTATGGTTGGTCGTGCGCCTTGCGGTTCCGCCGCAAGGATAAAAAAGGCCCGCCGCTGCGAGTCTGTCCAATCTACTAAAAATTCTTTGCTATGAAAATACCATAAATCTATAAACTAACTATTGAAAGGATGGTGCTGCTATCTCAGCAGCGTTATTGGTTTTATCCAAATAGTGCGCACAATAGCAACATCACTATCATTATGACGATAAACGCCACGCACTGAATGATGGCAACTGCCATCCGTTCATCTTCGCTCATGTGCTGATGCGGGTCGCGGTGCTGCCAAAAATCGTTTGGGTTGTGATAGTTGCCGAACATACGCTTACTTCTTTAATAGGTTATTGATAATCTGGTGGCGGTTCTTGCCGTCGGCACGATACGATACGTGTACCCAGTAAGAACCCTTCGCATTGTGTTCCCAAATCAGTTGGTCGAAGTCGCAGTTCTTGGCTATCCAGTTGAACCACTTGCGGCCCTTTGCCATGTCTCCGTCGATACAGAGGTCTGCCGCTTCGCCCTTCATGTGCTGCGAGTTCTTGATGCCACCCACGGCATTATTGAGTGCCAGACTGCGATAGCCGCTTCCGATCTTGATGGGCTCGTTCATTGCATTGCGCAAAGGCTGCAATATCTGATGAGTCAGCGCACACAGATTCACGATGTCCGTCTGTCCTGGATTATTGCGGATGCCCTTCGCCTTGGCGGTAGCACTCGCACACAACTCTTCGAGAGTGAAGTTTCTACTGAGATAGGTGGTCATAGTTCGTCGCTGTTTAAGGGTTCGATGTCAGCTGGTTTTTTCTCTTGTTTCTTAGTTGGCTTTTCGGGGCGTTTGGTCTTAATCTCCCCGTTTTCCGAGATGACGACGCGCTGGCGGAGCTTGCATGACAGGTCGCCGCACATAAAAGGGGCCATCATTTCCACCTTTCTGCCCAGCTTGGCGATGTCCATCTTCATCTTGCTTCGGTCGTTGTCGGCCTCGATGCGCCAGTCCATGAACGAGCGCGTCAGCTGCTCCATCTTGTCGCGCAGTTCATTGCGCTCGTCCTTGTAGTGGTCGCGCTCTGCCCGTAACTCCTCAATCTGTTGTTTGCGGTCTTCGCGGTCGGTCTTCGCGTCGGCCAACATCTGTTGGTACATGTCCTGAAGGTCCTTGGCAGCGTCTATTTCCGCTGACTCTGCTTCTGCCTTCGCCTTTTTCTTCTGATACCTCCATGTGAAGAAGGCACCCGCACCACCGCCCACGAACAGGCCTATGAACGAGATGATTGCTTCGAGTGTTATTTCCATAGGGCTATTCGTTCAGTTTGTTATACAATGACTTCACTTTCGGCCAACTCAATACGCCTGCAACTACCACACCGACTGCGATGGGCCATGCGCCTCCGTAGATGGAGTAACCGATGCCACCCAGTATGCCCATTGCCCAAAGGAACAGCAATACGAAATACAAAATCTTTTTCATCATTCGTTTTAAAATTTAGAGTTATACATTTCAACAAACTTGCACAACCCCGTTTTCGGTTTACTATTTCCTCCATAGATTAAGTTGACCGCCCACGCCTATATAGATGTCAGGCTGTCTGCTGAATGCTCCGACTCCTGCCCCGGCCTGAATGCCAAAGGTTATCAGTGGCGAAGGCTTCACAATGGTTTGCGTGATGGTCTCGGTGATTGTCGGCAGTCGCAGGTTGATGCTATCCAGTGCCGGCTCAAATCCGCTCACCCATGCCGTATAGAGGCTGTCGTCGTACCGCTTCTGCACAATCGGCACGGGCACCTCTATGCTGTCATGTATGGTGTCCCGTTCCTTTCCTGCCGATTCCATCGGCACCTTCACATACACCACCCGTCCCGTGTTGATCGTTTCCGCCGCCTGCGGCTGGTAGATGGTAGTATCTCTCCATACTGTATCGCGCTCGATCACCACCGACGGCTCCTTCTGACACAACATCAACAAAAACACGTTCAGCATAAAGCTGAGCGCAATCATCAATATCAGGGTCCAGAAACACCCCTTTGCTGCTTTTTCTTCGCTGTTCATAATTATTTCAATTCTTTAATGTTCCACTTCCTTGCTTTCATTAAACTCCTGCGAGGGTTTACTAACACTTTGCGTAACCCACTGCGGGGGACGTTTAATCCCCCGTAGAAGTTATTTACTTGATGTTCTGTTCTTTCGGTTTTTACCATACGCAATCAATTTTAAGTTACACAAAATAATATCAGTTATGTCGTTTAACAACAAATCTTTTCTCCAGCACCGACACGTCGAGCGTATCAACGACCTCGTGTATCGGCTCAGGTATATTTTCATAGAAGCCCAGGTTGTGGTGCTCCTTGTAATATCTAAGCATGGCTCGCAGTCGGTATTCATATCCGAACACCGGCACGTCGGCATATAGGTACGTGTAGAGAATGGCCACGCACTCCAGTATGACCTTTTGCATGTCGTCGTGTCGCATGTGCAACCGTTCCGTACAATATACGTTCAGTCGCGGAAGTATTACCTTCTCGATGTAGCGATTAATGGCCGCGAAGTCGCGCGTCTCGAAGTAGTCAAGCGTCAACTGCGATTCCGTGATGCGGTCTTCTAACAGTTGCTTGCGCTGCTCCATCGTTGCCACATGGTTCTTGTGTACCATGAACCTCTTGTCGTGTATCGTTGGCACCTCCACCGTCCGCTTTGGTTTCCGTTCCTCCACCACGTCGCAATCATTCAGGAAGTCCAAACACTTCTGCATGTCGGTAGAACGCTTGCGCACCAGCCTGCCGTCTATGCGTTTCTCCGCACACCAACGACCCCGCTTGTCTTGCTTCCCGTTCTTAATGCCTCGGCTCGATTCGTCCCAATATAAACAGCCCTTATTCCTTCTCTCGCTCATAGTCTAATATTTCGATGCCCCATTGTCTGGCTTTCATGCGCTCTAACCTTGCACCGCGAGAGTCGCGCCAACCTGGTCCAACCATAAAGATGTGGGTGCAACGCTTCAGCAGCCGCAGATCATACCACAGCGTCCATCGGTAGCCAACGATGCGGTAGAGCCATAAGTGCTTAGCAATGACCGTTTCCGCAGGGTTCACAACCTCGTGTCCGAACGTTCTTAGCCAATCGGACTTAATAGCAAAGCGCACTCGCCAAAAATGTTCCGGCAGTCCGCTCATTCTTCCTGATAGATATACTCGTTTCTTTTGTTTCATAATTCGTCCAATCATTAAGGGCAGAGCCTTGCAGCCCTGCCCGTTGTAGTTAATTGTTCACTTGCACCTCGTCGTCGGTGTAGAAGTGCATCTCAGTGACTTCTGGGTGCTTCTCGCGGAACTCGTAGAAGTTCTTACCGGCATCGCGCATCAGTTCGGTGGCGTGGTCGGTCATCTTCTCGTCGGCTCCCACAACAGCGTTGTAGTGGATTTCTCCGTCTTCGATGCGGAACCGAACACCCCTGCGTTTGATGTCATCGTCTTCCGCTGCTTCTTCCTCCGCCTCCATCTCGGCCAACTTTTCCGCGTGCGTCTTCATGCCATGTTCGGCACGATATTTCTCTCGCTCGATTTCCTCTTCAATGGTTGACTGACACGAGTAGAACAGCGTCGGGTCGTTGAGCCCGCCGTCGGCATAGCCCCAGGCTATCACGTCGCAGTAGTTGTGACATCCCCATCCGTCGGCATTAGGTTCGCTTTTCAGTCCGAAGTAAGGAGGTTGCCCGTCGTCATAACGCTTAGATCGCACGATGTAACCGGTGTCGATCTCGTTGTAGCCAATGTGGTCGCGCGTCAGCACCAGTAGCTCTTTGTTTGGATTTGCCTTCTGTAATCCCAAACCGCCAATGTCGGTGCGCAGGGTTTTTACTTCTCCGTGGAGATTCACTTGTATGTTGCCGTCAAACGTGACGGTGCCAACATACCGAGGCTTGTCAGCCTTCATGTTTTTTCTTTTTGCCATTTGTGTAATAATTTAGGCGTTGATACTAACTTGGGCGGGTGTTTCCCGCTTGCGCTTTGCGCGAGCCTGCTCACGCTCGGAATTACTGATGCAAGCATCGTACTTCTCTCGCTTAATCGCAGCCTTGCAATTTACGGCACAAAGGCCGTTGTGGGTTTACTGTTTTTGCCATAGTTCCTTATTTGTTCTTTATTCCACCGGCATTTCGCTGCCTTCCACGTGGTTCCAGCATATCCACGCCGATAGCAAGGCCTGAATGGGGTCCACCTTGCAAGCATCGCTGCCTGGATTGCGCTTCACGGGTTTCTTGTTCTCCATCCGATTGTCCTTTTCCAAAACAGAACAACCAAAACAATACGGCCACAATGGATTCGGCGAAAACCGCAGCATGCCGTCGGGATGCTTTACAATGGCAGTCAACTGCTCCACGGGCTGGTTGTACGTCGCGAGTGTCTGACTGACCGGTACTACATACACGTCGGGCTTCAGTCCGAGCGAATGTACCCATGCTTTGAGCATGTTCACGGGGTCGGGTGAGCGGTAGGGGTCGAAGCCTATTCGCATGATGTTCACGCCGCTTTCCGTGAGCGAGATGATACGCTTCACGGGTATCTCCGTATCTATCACGCCACCCTCGCACACATGCAACCACCCATCCTTTATCCATTGCTCGTAAAGCGGGCGGATGCTTATCTTCTCCAGCGTTTCCTGTGTAATCCAAGCGTCCATGTCGGCCAGCAGGTCGCCCGTCTGCGTGTTTACACAAAGATAGCCGTGGGCATAGAGGTCGTCGCCCATCGAGAAGTCCATGCCGCAGAACACTACCCAGCCTTTGTCGGCCGTGCAGTGGTCTACACGGCTCGCGTACTTCTCACCGTTGGCAATCTCCCTAAGTAGTCGTTCCTGGTTGGCCCGAATCATGTCCGGCTTTATCCACTCCGAGATGTGAGCCTGCTGCCACATATTGAAGTCCTTCGTCAGCACCTCCTGCTTGGTGTCCTCGGTGCCCGTGGCGGCTTCGTGCAGTCGCTCGCGGTAGTAGGTGGGCTGTACGGTGGTGCCGATGGAGCGGTTCACCTTCTTGAAGAGTTCGGGGTCGTCGAGCTTCGTCAGGTCGTCGGTCAGTTCCCACTTGTCGAGCTGGAGCAGGAAGGCGCACCAGTAGTCGTCGGAGGTGCGGATGCGCTGGCCGAGGGGGTACTGCATCTCGCCCAGCAGCGATGCCTCGACCTGCTCCAACTTCGTTTTGTAGGGGCCTTCCTTGATGCGTCCGGCGGTGGTGGTGTGGAGCAGCAGCTTTTCACGACGGGGACCGGTTGAGCCCCAACAGGTATCGACCGCCGCCTGCATGTCGGAGTGGGCGTTGACGTAGCCCGCCTGTCCGTGCTCGTCGGCATGTACGACCGAGGCGTAGAGTCCGTCCTTCGAGGTCTTGCCCGCTGCCATGCACTTGATTTCGCCCTTCATCGGGTGTCCGGGCTGCCAGTTCAGTCCGTTGCGGGTCATGCGGAAGTATTTGCCGCCCATGCGGTTCGAGCACGTCGGATCGACTTGCATGGCGAACTCGCGGATGGCTTTGTAGGCTATCTGGCTCTGTTCGCTGGAGTTGGTGCAGATGAGAGCCTGCCCGTTCACGTCGCCCAGGAATCCCACCTCGGTGAAGTCCACCGCACCGCCCAGCTCCGTCTTGCCGCTCTTTCGGGTGAGGAACCAGTGCGCCTCCTGCGTCAGCCGTCGCGTGTCCCACACCATGCCGTCCCGCACCCATTCCGTAGGCAGCAGCATGTCGCCGTCGTGGTATTCGCGCTCCATGCTCACGTCCACCTTGAAGGCGTAAATCTCGAAAATCAACCACGCCTGGAACGGCATCAGACGCACGTGCTGCGAGCCGCGAGGGGTGGAGAACTTCAGCCCGCCCTTTACGTGTCGCCCGTTCGCCCACTGTCCCTCGATGGCCCGCAGCGACCGCTTCACGCGCTCGGGGTCGAGCGGGTAGGAGTCCATCAGTCGCATTTCCTTGCGGATGCCCAGCAGCTCATATAGGTTGGCGTGGCTCGCATTGTTCGAGATAGCGTCCTCCACATACGGCAGCAGTCGATCGTCGATGCTGTTCAGTCGGTTCACGTAGTCGGGCAGTGCCTCGGTGATGTCCCGCAGGCACTGCGCCTTGATCTGTTTAAGTTCGTCGAAGTCTTGCATATCTTACTTATGGGTTATGGGGTTTCGACACGTTTCTTTGTTACGTTGTCGATGATGTAGGCGTTTTCGCCTGCGATAGTCTTGTATTCCTCAGCCTCTCGCAACGTCTTGAAGTCGATGGACTCCCAACGGGGTGCCATGTCCGTCCACCAGTCGCTCTTGATGACGACGTGGTGGACGTAGTGCAACGTGTATCGCTTGTGAGGCGGTGGGATGTCAGGTGCTTTCACTTTGCCCATATTATTCAACGTGTTCGTGTACGAGGTGGTTTGGGTCAACATCGTCGAAGTCCATTCTTGCAGCGTCGGCGAGTATCTGAGCCTGAATCTTGCTCACTCGGTCGATATTCTGTGACACCATTTCTTGAACCTGCTCGACGGTCTCAGTGACTTTTATCTGCTTCGTGCTCCAAAGGACGATTAACGTATATGGTCGGTGTATCGTCTTCGAGTAGTAGCCAAATGGCGCGGGGCTGTCAAAGTCCGTCGTGCTGTAGGAGTCATCCATTGCCTTTATCTCGCGGATGTCGCTCGGACGGATGGCAATCGTTCTATCGACTTTGCCAACTTCATATTCGAGGTGCAAAGTGATGAACGGCTCCAGTTGACGGGCTTCCGCACCGATTTGTCCGATGGCTTCAAGTCTTGCCTTGTTGCCCTCCTTGGCTTGTCGTTCTGCTGCTTCTGTCTGCTCATTGATGGCTCGCAGCGTTTCATTGTTGCGACGCTCCTGTTCTGCGTTCAGTTGTCTTGTCAGCAGAATGGCTTCGCTTGTTGATAGTCCAAATAGTCCCATAGTTCCTTATTCCGAATATTGATAAAAAATAAGCCCGATTTTCGGGCGTTTTTCGCTTAATGTGTAAATAAATGGAGAAATAAGCAGGTTTCAATCCGCTTATTTCTCCAATAACGCAGGTGTCATAGTCTGATACCTTCCAACTCACAACGCATGCCGAGTATGCCGAGATATTCACGCATGACGCGAAGTTGCTCCCTCATCAGTTCCTTCTTCTCGTCGGGCAGATTGCCGAAGATGGCCGTCTGGAAGAATGAGCTGAGTTTGTTGGCTCGCTCGTTCAGTTCGTAGTGCTCTGCCCTCATGCGGTCTTTGTAGTCCGTAGGCCCCACGGCTTGCACGGGAACTTCGGGTGCGCTGCCCGATATGATGTTTAGCGGAGCTTACCCGCCTGTTTCACTAAGCCTCTAAGTTCTTTGGTCGGCTTATCCTTCCAGTTCACCGCCTCCATTGTCGTCGCCGCCGTTGTCGTCGCCGCCCGCAGGTGTCTCGGTGCCCTCCTTCTCGTCCTTCTCCGTAGCCCATGAGAGGGTGGCACCCTTGATAGCCTGGTTGATCTCGTCGCTGGGCTGGTAGGTCGCCTTCGGAGTCATGTCGGTCAGGGCGAGCTCGTCAGCATCCTGCTTCCACGGTCCCGTGACGCTGGGGTAGAGCGTGCCGAGCGGTCCGAGGTCGACGATGTAACCCTCTTTCAGTCGGTCGCGGATGCCGTCGAGCAGCAAGTTGGCTGCCAGCGTTGCCTCGGCCTCGTGCAGAGTAGTGTTCCTTGCCGACTCCTTGGCCACCTCCTCGAAGGTCTTTTTGCCCGTCGAAACCACGCGGCCATAGAAGCCAGTCACTTTCACGCCCTCGATTTTGCGAACCATTTTCGCCTTTTTCACTTTAATTTTCAGTGCTGTCATAACCTTTATTTTTTAATTAATGAAAAACTATCGGCTTTTGCCAATTTCAAATCGGCTTTTGCCAATTTCAAAATGGCTTTTGCCGATACATATATCGGGTGAAAATGTGTTGTGGGTTTACTCGTCAGCGATGGCTGATGGCTGAGGGATGGGGTCAGAGGTTTCAGCGGTGCCGATGTTTATAGCGTTCCAAAGCCTCACTGATTTGCTTTCCCGATACGACGCAGCCGTGTTCGATGGTGCCGCCGCTGATGGTAGCCTTCAGCGTGTCGAATTGGACAGGAGTGACGACCATTTCAGCGTCACAGATGCGTATCTGCCGACGATTGATGTACGATGCCACCTTGCGCTTCCACTTCGTCATGCGCTTGGAGTGCAAAGCCTTCTTCATCTTGCGTGGCAATTTTCCGACCTTTTGTTCAATAGTCACGTCCATTTTGCCACGCATCATGTCGTTCCACATGTCACGCAGGGTTTGACTTGGTTCTGCTACAATGGCATTGCCCGTGATTTCAAACGACCGCTTGATGTCGGCTGCTTCCGCAATCGCTTCGGCCTTGGTGTAGTTCTCCGTCACAATGTGGATGGGTTTGGCGGTCATGCCGACCACCTGCCCGTCCACCATGATGCTAATCTTTCCTGGTCCGTTCAATATCATACGCAATCCTTTCCGTGTCGTTTAATGTAGTTGGCGCGTCTGCGCTTCCATTCCTTGTCGAAGTCCTTGATGAACTGCTCGATGTCCTTCTTGAAGTCGGCAAACAGTTCATCGTTCTTGTTAGCGGTATAGAATTGGTACAAGTCCCAACTCTTTTGATAGTCCTCATGGTCGTACACGTCCATGATCGTCACGCAGATGCTTATCTCAGGTTCTCGCACGACACCGCCGAATATCGCGCCGCTGTCATGTAACAGATGCACATCCACCGTCATCTTTCCTGCCGCTTTCTTCTGAAGGTTTTGAATCTTCGTCAGATACGCCAGCATTTGTTCACGGGTACATTCGCCGTACTCGTTCATAATCTCTTTCTTCGTCATAGTTCCTTCAATGCCTCAATGAATTTCTGCTTTGTCTTATACACCTTCAGGCCGATGCGGTAGTGTCGGTATGCGCGACCGTGCGGCTCGCCATCCTTGAACGGCACATGGTCGCAGAACCCGAACCGCCCGTCATCACTCTCATACGTCGTGGTGTGCATATCCTCCATGCTCATGTGAGCAACGAAGTGGAACGGCACCTTTTCAAGTTCTTCAATCGTCATGGCTTATCATTTTATATTCTCCGACTTCAAAGGCTCCCTCCGTAACGTCGAGGTCGTCCCAATCTTCTTCGTGGTTCGTTCCGTTGCCGATTACCTTAACACGCAGGCTGTTCTTCTCACGGTCGATACTGAGCACACGGAATGCCAGCGTATTCTTCACGCCTTTCCACGCTTGCTGGAATATGTCGCCCACTTGCAGCGTCACGCCCTTCTTTGGCTCGATAGGCTCTTTCGACCATGATAGTCTGCCGTTCTCTATCTGCTTGTGCAGTTCCATCTGCTTGTCGAGCATCAGCATGTTAATGGCTCGTGCTCCTATCTGTTGCACCACCATGCGAACACTTGCCGGTAGTTTCGACTGCTTGGCTTGAATCAGTATGTACTCGTCGGCATACTTCTCAGGCTCCACGAATGCGTTGCCAAACTTCTCTTCAACCAGTTCAAAGTTGTTCAGGCTGTTGTACCTTGCGCCATAGTGCTTGCGTTGATCTCGCAGAAACGCTTGCATCTCGTTCCATGCCTTCTTGATGTAAGGCAGTAGGTCTTCTTTCTTGATTGATACTGTTTCTTCTGTCATAGTTCCTTCAATTAAAGAGGGGCTGACGCTTGCCAGTCCCTCAATCCGTTAAATCCGTGAAATCCGTGGTCCTATCCCTCCAGTTCCCCCGGATTGCCACCCCCGCCATTGCCACCGCCCTGCTGGTTGCCGCCGGAGTTGTCGCCAGAGTTACCACCTTGTGCGGGTTCGTCGTCGTTGGGGATGGCTGTGTCGGTTGCCACCATCTTAACCTTTTGAGCCTGCTTGCTCAGTGCGAACTGCTTGCTGAACTTCACGC